ATTCGGGTGGTGTTTATGACCTGCGACGCCTGCCGCTACTCGTCCGATGGCGAACAGCATTCGCAATGCGCCACATGCGGCCCCGATATGGTCAACTTTGCGCCGCCAGTATCCGACGCCGACCTGGGCGACGTAGCCAAACAGGTTGAGCAGCGGGCCGCCGATCTGCAGGACGCCGTCGCCGACGACAATAAACTCCCAGACGTTAAATTCATCAAGCAGTGCCTCGACGCCAACGAGCGCGGCGATGGAGTTTTATTCGCCAGCCTGCATCGCGGCCGATTCCTTTACAACGTCAGCGTCAAAGATCCCAAAAAAGAGGCGCCCTGGTATCGCTGGGATCAGCATGTCTGGAAGCGCGACGAATTCGCAAACACGCAGAACGCCGTCGAAGAAGTCGCACTCCTCTACCAGGCCCAGGCCGACGCCCTCGACTCCGAAATCCGCGACAAAAAGATCGGCAAAGGCGACGCCGACGGATGGAAACTGACACTCAGCAAAAAATACAAAAGCCGCGTCGAGAGATTACGCAGCCAGAACGGCGCCAGCAAAGTCCTGCACTGGGCACCCATCGTCGACCAGGAAATGGCCGGCCGCGAAGGTGATTTCAACCAGAAGCCATGGCTGCTACCAGTCGCCAACGGCGTCATTAATCTACAAACCGGCGTCCTGCAGCAAGGCAAACCCTGCGACCTGCTCACCAAGTCGCTCGAAATCGAATACGATCCCCACGCCGACTACAGCGAATGGGTGAAATTCGTCGAAGAAGTCGCCGACGGCAAAGAACTCGCCGACTTTCTCAAACGCACCTTCGGCTACGCCGCAACCGGCTTTAGCCACGAACAGTATATATGGGTATTCGTCGGCCCCGGCCGCAACGGCAAAGGCACCATGTTCGACCTGCTCGGCGACATCCTCGGCCCCTACTACCACCAAATCAGCCGCGCCATGCTCATCGAGCAGCGCAACGAGCCCGGGCCATCCGCCGCCTCCGAGCACAAATACAGCCTGCACGGCAAGCGCCTCATCGTCGGCGACGAAACCAACAAAGGCCAAAAGATCGACGGCAGCGCCATCAAAAGCCTCACCGGCGAAGATCGCATCAACTGCCGGCCAAACTTCCGCAGCGAAATCGTGTTCAAACCCACGCACACCCTTTTCCTGCACACCAACAACATCCCCGCCGGGCTCACCAAAGACTTCGCCCTCCGGCAGCGGCTACTCAAAATCGAGTTTCCCTGGATGTATGTCGACGATCCTGACGAAATGGCCAAAAAAGAGCCCGCCAAAGCCGACCGGTTTAAGCAAAAAGATAAAGATCTCAAAGACCGGCTCCGCCAGCAGAAGCAGGGGATATTGAGATGGATCGTCGAAGGCTGCCTCGAATGGCAGAAACAAGGGCTCGCACCGCCCACATCAATCCTCGAAGCCGTCGAAGATCTCACCAAAGAAGAAGATTACCTCGGCCAGTTCATCGAAGATTGCCTCGATCAGCACACCGAGCCAGACCAGGAGCACATCCGCACCAGCTGCACCACCCTGCACGAAGCATTTACCTGGTGGTGGTCCGAAAACATGGATAGCAAAGAGCGGCGCGTGCCCGGCATCAAAAACATCAACACCCAACTCCGCGAGCGCGGCCACACCGTCCAGAAACACGGCGGACGATTCTGGCTGTATCGCTTTACCATAAAGCTCACCATTCAAAAAGAAATGGAAGAAACCGCGCAGAAAAAGCGAGGAAAAACATGACATAACGCAGCCAAGTCATCAAGTCATGGGCCAGTCATGGCCAAGTCATGGCACTTAAATCATTGATATCAAAAAGGAAAACCGCACAGCCATGACATCATGACAAGATTTGCACAGGCGCACACATAAGAGAAAACGAAAAGTTATTTATATACACACACATAACATATTTAGTCATAAAGTCATGGATAAAAGAAAAAAGATAATAAAAATAGATAGTTAATTGCCATGACTTCAACATGACAAGGCCATGACTTCATGACTTGCGAAAAAAGGGGATTATATGATCGATTTACTGCAAAAATTTTGTCACGAAACAAAAGAAGAGTTGCTTACGCCATTCAACATGGGCGATTACACTTATACCTCAGATGGATGGATTGCCTTGCGTGTAAAAAAGATTAATGGTTTTGATGGTGGTGAAGGTTATCCACACATCGAGCGTTTACGGTGGAACCATCACGATCTTTCCGATTGGTCAAACCCTCCATCAATCGAACTGGGCGATCTTGATGAGTGTCGTCAATGCAAAGGGTATGGTCGGGTTCAGGAATGTCCAGAATGTTCTGGTGAAGGCATTGTCTACCTTGCAAATGCTTTTAACGAATACGAGAACGACTGCGCAACGTGTCGCACTGATGGTGAGGTCTACACAAATTCGGAAGATGGAAACATTTGTGATCGATGTAACGGTAAGGGTAAAGAAATATTTAAGGCGCTCCCCTGGGGCGAAGGCCACATTAATGCTCTGAATGTTGTAAGGCTTTCGGTGTTGCCAGGATTGAAAATTAGCAAGGTCGGTGACGGATTAGAGCCTTGGTGTTTTATTTTCGACGGTGGCGAAGGAATTGTCATTCCGATGAGGGTTTCTCAGTGACCCCACAAGAGATCGCCAACAAATACAACCTGCGCAAAAGCGGCAACCGCTACGCCGGCCCCTGCCCGCAGTGCGGCGGATCCGACCGCAGCGACAAGTTTTCGATACAAGACGACGGCGGCTTCAAGTGCTACGCCTGCGACTTCCGGGGCGACGCCATCACCTGGCACCGCCAGATGGAAGGCATGAGCTGCCCCGAGGCCCACGAAGCCATCGGCAAAATCTGCGAGCATACCAGCTGCGCCGTTTATTCCACCTGTCGCCTCGGCGATGGCAGCGGCAAACGCCAGCCGCCCAAAGCAAAGAGCGTCCAGCCCATCAGCACCACGCCCTCGCGCACTGTCCGCACCAGCGATGTCAACCCGCCCGCACCCGAGTGGATCGAGTGGGCCACCGAGTTTTTCGCCAAAAGCCACAAAGAGCTCGCCGCCAACCCCGAGGCCATCAACTACCTCAAGGCCCGCGGCGTCGATCCATCGGTGCATCCACTCGGCTGGAACAAACATGCCCGCAAAGTCAACCGCGCCAGCATCGGCCTCACACCCGAGCGCAACGGCAAAACCACCCTCTGGATACCCGGCGGCATCGTCATCCCGAATTACGTCGACGGCAAAATCTACTCCCTCAACATCCGCCGCACCGACCAGGACCTCGCACGGTTCCTGCCAGATCGCCGCTACCAGTTCATCGAAGGCGGCACCCGCTGCCCCATGCTATTGCATCCTGAAGGGCTCGGCCAGGTCAATCATCCGCCATCCGTCGTCATCGTCGAAGCCGAGCTCGATGCCATCGCCTGCCACGCCGCCCTCGATACCATCGCCGTCGTCGCCCTCGCCACCGTCCAGGGCAACCTTACCCGGCAGATCGAGCAGCTATGCCAGCAGGCCCCGATCATCCTGGTCGCCCTCGATGCCGATCCAGAAAGCAATGCAGGCCAGAAAGCCGTCGCCAACTGGCGCGCAAAATGGAATCACGCCAGATACTGGCCCGTGCCATCCGGCAAAGATCCCGGCGACTACGCCAAAGCCGGCGGCTGCCTCGCCACCTGGATCAAAGCCGGGCTGCCAGCCGTCGCAAAAACCGCCGACCATGACCAGCGCCAACCCGCGCTGCCTGTAGACGCCGGGGGGGAAGGGCCACCGCCGCAGGAATTACCACGGCATTTCGCCGGCACATCCGGCCAGGGGCAGGAGTATATCGTCACCGAAAACAAGGCCGATGTCGCCGCCCTGCAGAAGCACTATCAAAAGCCCGTATTTTATACCGCCGAGCTCCGCACCCTCAAAGGGCTCGAAAAAGAAGCCGCCGAGCTCGCCCTCGCGGTTAAAGATATCTTTGCAGGTGCCGAGATTAGCGGAACGAGGTTTCTGGAATGACCGACACCCTAAAAAACGCCGCCGCCGTATACCGGCACCTGCAAGCCACCGGCTGGAAGGTCACCGACAAGACCGTGCGCAACCACATCAAAAAGCGGTATCTGCTGCCCGAAAAAGATGGCGGATTCCTGATTGACGATGTCGATCGCTACGCCCTGCGGTTTCTCAAGAAAACCGGCGGCGACACCAAAACCGACAAGGTGGCGGTACTCACCGAGCGCAAGCTTAAAGAAGAGCTGCGCGGCCTCAAGATGAAAAACGACAAGCTCGAAGCCGAGCTCAAGGCCACGCTCGCCAACTACCTCACGGTCGAAGATCACGAACAAGAGCTCGCCGCCCGCGCCGTCTATTACGACAACGGCATGCGCCACCGCTTCCACCTCATCGCCCCGCAGATCATCCAGATGGTCAAAGGCGATCAAGGCAAAGCCGATGAGCTGGTCGAGTTTCTCAACATCCAGCACGACGAACAGCTCACCGAATTCGTCAACACCGATCATTATCTCATCATTGTCGAAAATGATGAGAAGCTGTAAGCCGTAAGCGGTAAGCCGTAAGAAAAAACTTATAGCTTAAAGCTTAAAGCTAAAAACCGGAGGTTTTTCATGACCGAAACAGAACGCAACCAGCTACAACGGATCGAAGAGCTCGAAAAAGAACTACACCGCGTCATGCACCCCGTGCACGCCCTGGTGCAAGCCCTGGCCGATAAGAACACCGCCCGGCAAGGCGATGCCTATAAAGCAGCCGTGATGCGCTACAACGTCGCCGTCGAAGATCTGCAGGCGATCGTGAGAGGGTGACTAACGCCCAAGGATAAGCGGCGGGGATTGTCTGCTGAATAAAAAGCAGAATGCTCACCCCGTCCGACTTGATTACGTTGTTAGGTGTAAAAAGTTCCTACGGAGAAACGACATGGTAGAGACAATTTGTGATAACTGCGGCATTGAGTTTGACGTTGAAATTTCGGAAACCTGCGGCATCTGCGGCGCGACGCTCTGCCCTGAATGCGTTTGCGAGGACTGCGAACAAGGATAGCCGGCCGCTAAAGTTGAGCGAGTGGCCGTAGCCTGTTGGGGGTTTTAGCTGCGGAGGTAAACGCCATCCGCTCTAACGTATTGTTAGTTTGCTTTGCGGACTACGGAGAAAACAACATGAGAATACACGGACTGACATTGTTTAGGCGTGGCGATGGGTATGAAGGGAAACAGTCACATTATGTTTTAGCTGCGTGGCACAACCCGCGATCTATAACGTGGCGATGGTTATTATGGTGGTGGCCCCCCGTTACATTTAAGCGCCCATTCGGTACATTTTATTTTTCAACACAAGAACCAATGTGGCGAGAAGCAAACTAACGGTGCAGATAACTGGCGGCTACGGATCTCCACAATAAAACCACCCCGCTATGTTCCGTCCAGTTGATTAGCGGGTTATATCTCGGAGGATAAAATGGAATATGCAGATTTGCTTATGGACAACGGTGAAATTATCAGAATGGAGTTTAACCTGGAGAACGCAGACGATATTTACGATGAAATAGAAAACCACTTGAAATGCCAAGACTGGTTGCAGGTTCGCAACTATGACGGTTGCTCTGCGAAATACAGGGGTATTTACATCGACCGCGTTAATATGGCGCGGGTTGTTGCGATGCTGTAAGCGATATAACCAAGCGATACGCGGAAAGGTAAAGTTTTGAGACATCGCTCAAAGACTTATAACTCGCCGGAATTGCGTAGTAAAAGAAGCGAACGGGCGCGCAAGGGTGCTATTGCTACAAATAAGATTAAGGCCGCAAAGCGGGAGCCGCGATACTTTCCGCCGGACAACTTGTTCCGCGTCACCGTCGAGAACCTGATTACCGGCAAGCAGACCGTCATCACCATGCACCCGGGAACCAGGAGCAACAACCTGCGCATCGAGGTCGATGGTCAGCACTGGAAAACATGTGGCATGGTCGCCGCTTCGAAATTGATTATCAACAGCCTTTTTTCCGCGGCCTCTCCACCTCTCCGTTAAAGGGGATCGAGCTTTTGACTTTAACCAGAAAAAAAGATTTTTGCTTTTCTTAGCGGCTTAGCGCCTTTGCGTTAAAAGGATTCAGATTTTGCAACCAGCACTCGCCGACAACCTCACAGCCATCCGAATCCCCGCCAGCACGCCCTGGCTGCCGGCATCCGTGCGCGCTCGCGTCAAAAAGAAACCCCTCGAGCTGCGCGGATCTTTATCGCGGGCCGAAAAGCGCGTGCTGCGCAAAAAGAAACCGATCGACGTATCCGACCACGCGCAAAAGTACCGCGTCATGGCCGCAGGCGAAGCCCACCCGGGCAAGTGGAATAATGATTTCACCCCGCACGCCGTCAAGATTATGGATACCTTCGGCCAGCCCTGGGTCCGCGAAATCTGGTTCTGCGGCGTCGAGCAGGCCGGCAAAACCAACACCATGCTCAACTGCATCAGCTGGATCAAAGACCGCAAGCGCGGCAACATCTTCTACCTCATGCCCACCGAAGATGCCAGCGAGAAGATCCTCGGCAAAAAGCTGATCCCGATGTTCCGCGAGTCGCCGGTGCTGGCGCAGTACCTCACCGGCAAGCATGTCGACATCGGCAAAAAGATCATCAACTTCAACGACGGCACCGCGCTGTTTCCGGCCCACTCCAACTCGGCGCAGAGCATGGCCACCTTTTCGGCCCCGTACTGCTTCGGCGATGAGATTGACAAATACCCGCTCACCGTCGGCAATGAAACCGACCCGATCACCCTCATCAAAAAGCGCGCCCGGGCCTTCCGTTTTTCCAAGTTCTTTTTTGCCAGCACCCCGGCCGGCAAGTTCATCTACAAGGGCCTGCACGGATGCCACCAGGTATGGGCCAGGCGGTTACTCTGCCCGCACTGCGGCGACACGATCGAAATGACCGCCCAGCACCTGGTTATTCCCGAAAACGTCACACCCGAAAACGTCGAGCTGCACATCGCCGAGCTCGGCTATGCGTGCAACAGCTGCGCCAACGTATGGGATGAATCAACCCGCCAGCACGCCATCAAGCACGCCGCCTGGTCCTGCCTCAAAGGGCAGGAAATCAGCAAGCCGCCGAAAGTCGGCTTTCATCTGCGCGCCTGGGAATGTGCCGATGTCTCCCTCGCCGAAATCGTCGGCATGTGGCTCAAGCGCAAACGCGGCGACATCGGCGCCGACATCGCCTGGGACAACGGCATCGAGGCCAAAGACTACGAGCCGCAAACCGCCACCGGCGAAACCAAGGCTATCATCGCCCTGTGCGATGGCCGGCCCCGCGACACCGTCAAGCACAACACCGCCGCCCTGCTCATGCAGGCCGACACCCAGCAGGATGGATTTTATTATGAGATCGCCGGCGTCCAGTACGGCCGCAGTCTCGACACCTACATGGTCCGCGAAGGTTACGTGCAAAGCTTCGAGGATCTCGTTTCGATCTCACAGATCGAGTTTTTCGACGCCGAAGGCAAAGCCTACAAGCCGTATTCAGGAGTGATCGATTCCGGCGGCGGCAAAAAAGACGGCGCCAAGCACTCGCGCACGCATGAGGTCTATGAGTTCTGCAAGGCGCACCCGTTTTTCAAGCCGATCAAAGGCGTCGACCGGCTCAGCAACCCATGGCGGCCCAGCACCCTCGAGCGCTTTCCCAACGGCAAGCCGATCAAGGGCGGCCTCACCCTTTACAGCATCAACGTCAACTACTACAAAGACGCCCTCGCCGGCAAGCTGCAAATCGCACCCGACGATCCCGGCGCCTGGCTGTTCTACTCCGGCTACACCGCCGACGAACTGGGCCGTATCGATAAAGACCCGGCCCTCAAGCTCATGAACCGCATGGAGCAAGTCGCCACCCACTACTGCTCCGAATGGCGCGACGAAAAAGGCCAATGGCAGCACGATCGCAGCAAAGGCCGCAACGATTATTTCGACTGCGGCGTCTATCGGTTCTTTCATTGCGATGTGCTCCGCATTGCCGAATGGGAACCGAAATCCGAAGATGATGAAAAACCGAAAGAACAGAAACGCACCCGGCAAAAAAGAAAGTTTGTCACCGGGTCGAGGGGATAAAAACTGGTTTTAACGCAAAGGCGCGAAGGCGCAAAGGGGTAAAGCATGAGTGAATTGAGTGTTGAGAAGATGTAAGGAGGAATAGGTTATGGAGTACAGACAGGACTGGATGATTAGTGTAGCAGGGTACGGTGAGTTTCTTTTTCATGGTACGGAGAAAGAAGCAGAGGAAGCCAGACGACATAAAGCCCGATGGGAAGGTGCTGTTGCCAGAAAGAGGTTGGCAACGAAAGAAGAAGCGAAAGCAGGGCGAGAACGCGCTAACAGAAAGGACACACCATGAATGATACAAGAAAATGCCCTACATGTGGAAGCGGTCTGCCTGATGTGGTGGTGGAAGCGTTGATCGAGGCGGCTAATGGGATACTGGATGATCCATTTGGTTGTTCTTTGTGTGATTCTGGGATACCACGAAAACGCTCCAAGGGACACCAACCAGATTGCCATTGGTTATTGATGGAACAAGCACTCGCCGCACTTAAAAAGAGAGGGTATATGTGATGGAGAAGCACGATTTAAAGTTTGTTCCTACAGACATCCAAGGTGGAAGTGGTGATGGATACTATTTTTGCAAAAAATGTGGCCGGCACTTCTACGACTACCCAACCGAAAAAGACTGCACACCACATCCTTATATGCGGTTAAGGAAGGACACACCATGAACGATACTAACAAATGCCCAACATGCGGAAGCGGTCTTCCTGCTGAAGTGGTGGAAGCGTTGATCGAGGCGGCAAAGAAATTTACCGCTTGGAATAAAAAATATCCTTCAAGTCGAATTTATAACGAAACGTCAATCAGACAAATTGCAAAAGAGTTGGACGCTATCAACGATGAAACTATTGAAGCCCTCGCCAACATAGAGAAGGTAAACTCCGCGGACTCTCCGCCTCTCCGTTAAGAAAGCCTTTGCCTTTCTTGGCGGCCTTTGCGTCTTTGCGGTAAATAGCCTTTGACTTTTTTGGAGCCTATACATGAAATTTGAAGAAAAGCAATTCGTGCAGATCCGCACCCTCATGCACCGCTGGGATTGCAGCCGGGATCTCATCCTCGATCTCATCTCACGCGGTGAGCTGGTCGCCTGGCACCCACGCGGCCAGGTCGGGCAAAAAGGCGTCCGCATCCAGGTTGACAGTGTGCTGAGTGTCGAGCAAAATGGTTACATCGATTTCGCCGGGTAAGACATTCTTTAACGCAAAGGCGCAAAGGCGCAAAGGGGCAACCATGCCAGAACAAAGTAAAAATAACAAAAAGTGTTTTTATTGCCATATTCAAATACAAAGAGGCCAGGACTATTGCGACATCATACATCGGGTTCATGTTTGGCAGGGAACAAACAACACCTATTTGGTCGAAGATAGAACTGCAACTTTCTGCTCACAACTTTGCCTTGCAAAGCATACAGTCTCAACACTTGAGGATTAGCTTTACCCTCTCCATCTCTGCGCCTCTCCGTTAAAAAGCCTTTTGCTTTCCTTGGTGTCCTTCGTGCCTTCGTGGCAAAGGCTTTCCTCTTGTCTATTAGAAAATTAAAAAAATTTCTAAGCTAATGGTGGTTAAGGGTGGTTATGCACCCTGCCGCCCTTTCTTTTTATAAAATACTATACGGGTACTATGCCCGATATCCCAAGCCAAGAGCCCACCGTCATCACGGCGGGCGATACCATAAAGTGGACCAAGTCGCTCGGCAGCGACTACCCGGCCACCACCTACACCCTCAAGTACCGGCTGCACCTGCGCAACGCGGTTGCCGCCGAGCCGATCACCATCACCGCCGCCGCCGATGGCGCCGACTACAGCATCACCGTCGCCGCCGCCACCTCGGCCGCTTACACCGCCGGCGAGTACGACTGGTACTCCTGGGTCGAGTCCGGCACCGAGCGCTACAGCATCGATTCCGGGCGCCTCACCATCAAGCCCGATCCCGAAGAGGTCGCCGCCGGCACCGACCTGCGCAGCCACGCCGAGAAGATGCTCGACCTCATCGAAACCGTGCTCGAGTCCGGCGCCACCTCCGACCAGAAACGCATCAAGATCAACGATCGAGAGATCGAGAAATATACCTTCGAAGAGCTGCTCGACCTGCGTGAGTATTACAAGAAAGCAGTCGAAGCCGAGCACAATGAAGATGATATCGCCGCCGGCCGTAAAACCGGCGGGCGCTACCTTATGGAGCTGTAGTTCATGCCGATCTGGCCTTTCCGTAAAAAAGAAAAGAAGCCGGCCGCCGTGCGCGCCACCGGATTCTCTGCCGCCGATTATTCACGCCTCACGCAAAGCCTCGATATGGAATCCGACCATATCATGCGCATCTTGCGCCAGCAGGGAAAGGCGTTGCGCGCCCGCAGCCGCCAGGTGGCCATGAACACACCCTACGGCGCCAAGTTCGTGCAGATGTGCGTCAACAACATCGACGGCCCCACGCCATTCAAGCTGCAGTCAAAAATCAAGTACAACAGCGGCAAGCTCGACAAAACCGCCAACGAAACCATCGAAAAAGAATACAAAGAGTGGGGCAAGCCCGGCAACTGCGATCTCGAAGGCCGCCTATCCTGGGCCGACATGCAGCGCCTCATCACCCGCACCCTGGCCGTCGATGGCGAAGTGCTCATCCGTAAATTCCAAGGCACCAGCGCCGGCCCCTGGGGCCTGCAGTACCAGCTCATCGATGTCGACCGGCTCGATGATCAATACAACGAAGAGCTGCCAGGCGGCAACGTCGTCATCAATGGCGTCGAGGTCGATCCGCAAGGCCGCATCGTCGCCTACCATCTTCTCAAGCGCAAGCCAAAGGATTGGTATCTCGGCGTCGCCAGCGAGTACCTGCGCATCCCGGCCGACCAGATTATTCACAAGTTTATCCCGATGTTTGC